ATAAGTGCTTTAGCTTCATCAGAACCTACTTCGGCCTTGATTAGTGCTTTAATATTGTCGGCAACATAGCGTTGTGCCGTATCTTTGGCTAAGTCCTTGATGTTCTTTTCTGCCAATTCGATTTCTTCTTTTGTCATGATTTGTGAGTAAATAATAAATAAGGTGATTTGTTATCTATCGGCTCATCGTCGTCTGAAGTGGCAGAATCCGGCTTCAAAAGGGTATAGAGTGATTTAATGCGTTGTTCCAGGCGTTTGAATGTTTCGTCTGTATATTTTCCATTTTTAAGCCCTCTTTCAAGGGTATCAAGGTCATCTAACATATCGGCTGCAGACTTTACGCCTGTAATCGGTGTATTGCCGTTAGCACCCCAAAACTGGAGCGAGCTGCCCTCGTACAGGCGCGACTCCTGGATATAGTTAGCGTCTGATTTTTGCTGTTCTTTGATGATCTGAAAGCCATGTGAATGCTCGGTGATGATACCATCCTCAACCATTAAAAGGAAGTCCCTGCCATCCGCATGACGACCGGCTTTAGATTCATAGGCCAACCCTACTTCATCTTCATAAAGGTCAGTCAATAGACCTATAGCTTTATCGCGCTTATGGTCAAGTAAGTGCTTAATGCGTGGCGTTCTGGATTTTGGCCCGTTTTCCTGTATGGATTTAGAAAATGCACCTTTTACGATGATATCCCCATCTGAATCTTTAGATCCAAAATGGGCGAAATAGCCCGTAACAATACCTTGTTTGGTATCTACGTCCTTAAACCCTTGTGCAATTCCTTTTATTAGCATTCTGTAACAGATTTGTTACTAGCAAATATAGTAATTAAATCACAAATGCAAATAAATTAAAAAAGCCCCCGATTAAGGAGGCTTTAGTTAGACTAAAGGTATTGATTTCGCAATACAAATATAATCAAAATGGCTTACTATTTTTGAGTACATAAGAAATTATGTTTTTTCTTCTGAACTCAAGTAGGCTGACTACTTCCCCGGCGAAACTACTTTTTCAAATGTCGCCGTATATTCCTCTCCAGGCTTAAAAAAATCTAACGCCTCAGGATTGGTAATGTGAATTTTAACAGATGCACTAGGCGTGTAAATACTGAATGTTTTGTTTTCTTCTGATGTGTTGGTAACGGCACTCAAATTAGCCTCTACATTTTGATTCCCAAAGTCAACTACCGAACCAACTTTGAATTTTGCTAATAAATTTTTCATTTCTTATGTTTTTAAATTGTAAGTCATAAATATAAGCAAAAAAACCGATACGCCATCCAGCAATATCGGTTCTCAACTCTCTCATTTTTGATTTATGTTATGCGGAAGATAAAGGATTCGAACCTTTGGAGGCGTAAACCGTCTCGCTTAGTTAGCAACTAAGAGCATTAATCCTCTCTGCCAATCTTCCGTTTTTAACTTAATCCACTTATTTTACCGCCACTCACTCTCCCTCGCTTCTCATACTGATTGAAAATAGCCTGAGAAATAAATATCATCGAACACCTGCATCCAATACGCTCCTTAGCACTTAAAGACGCATCGCCTGGACGCTCGGCCATTTCTCCACCAACAGTAAACATATCATCTACTTCAACATATTTACCGTTAGTAGCAAGATGCGTATCACGTTCTCCGGCTACACGTCCAAACCATATCTTATACGACTTGCCTGGCTGTTCATCGAGCCATGACCTTGCGCCAATGTCTTTACCTAGATTACTCAGTGTCGTTGCCTCTGTGCGAGAGATAGCCAAAGCTCTATTCCCAAACTTCTCTTTAATTTCCTTATTCCAAAACCTTACCCTGCCTAACACATCCAATTCAAGCGTATTTGTTTCGCCTAAAGCACGTTTGATAATATCGATTGTGGTCTGGTTCAATGCCGATTCAATGCCTGTTAAATATTCTACGGCCGCTTGTCTCAGCTTGCCGCTCCAAACATCACGTAAAAAATCGATGACATTAGCCTTACTCGCATTATTATCCTGTTTACGCTGATTGTAATACTCTAGCCTAGCCATTCTCAGGCCAATCATCTGAAAGGCTTTCGGATATACCTGCTGCCATACGCGCGTATCGATCAAAGTTTCTACCGGAACATTGTCAGTACCATGTATTTCAACCCAATTGATAACACCTGCTATTGACTTGTTTAATGCCTTACGAAATAATGGCAATAACTGTTTCTCCGCATTCTTGTGGAAGCGTGCAAATGAAAGTTGGTTTTGTTTGAGGTTAGGTAGTGGCATTTACCAAAGTTTTACAGTTATTGATAAGCCTATTATACAAATAACAAAACCGTTACTTCCATAAGCGAAATAAAGAATAGGAAAATGTCTATAGCCGTTATCAGTAATATATCCGAACTTAAATATTGCGCTTGCTTTCATACCTCAAATATCGTTTTTATCATCATCACTTTGTGTAACAATACCGTTGCAAAAGCAAAAACTTTCAAACTCACTAAAATCATACATCGCTAAGAACGCCTTTTCAATACCTCGATTGTAAGCGTTCAGAAAACCGGACATGTCGAAGTATAGTCCCATTACAACTCCCCTAAATTATCATTCGGATTACCTGCGCCTGAAAACTCATCGTTTACTATATCCTCTAGCTTCATTAGGCCTGTTGCGACTAATACCACCTGACCTAAGCCATCTGGCAATTCGTCATAACCGAATATCGCGCGCCTTTCATCCTCCATAAGCGACGGCATACCGTACACATTTTTCATGATTTCCAGATCAGGTGCTAACTCGGTGTACTCGGTAAGGTCATGTGCCGCGATGATCTTGTCATTAGGGTAAAATATAGCTGCTTTTTGTGTTAGCTTTTGATCGAATTTACGCAATTCTGAGACGATTAAGTTCGTGACTAAAGCTTTATACCCCGCTTTAACGTTATTCTCTGTAGAAGCCTCTGTAATAGGTGCAAGAGCAACAGGAATGCCGCATATAGCGAATATTGATTTCCAGTTGTTTGTTTCGGCACTGATTAGCTCCATTTCGGCTAACGTGTCGCCGTATGGGGTAACTTTAACCGCACCATTCGCATAGAACATACGCTGATTGTTAGCAGCACCCGCAAGCTCTCTACCCATCGTCTCACGTAATTGTTCCATTTGCTCCTTGGTGTAACCCTCTACGATTTCACCATCCGGAGCGATATTGACCTCTGTGCTAAACAACGTACCCCTACCACCATGTATGAATGCAGCACCCTGGGCGGTATTATTCGAGTTGTTGAGGCTAATATCCATTGCGGCAATCGTATCAACACCTAAGCCTTTTAATTCACCTATGTTATGATTCCAATGCCTTAAATGCAATATTTGTTCGGGCGGTATGCGTAAGGTTAAGCCTGTTTGAGTGGTATATACATATTCCTTAATAGGCGCTTTATAGTCACCCGATTCAACGATTTCAACCGAACAAGCGGGTAAGCAATGTATTTGCTCGACTTTACGGTTACGCGTGCCTTCACCTAATGTTTCAAACCATAGATAGCCATCACCAAAACCATACCAATGCCAGAAAGCCTCCATTAACTCAATACCGGATTGATACCCATTTGGCGCATCAAATAAGCGGTTTAGGTCATGTTCTTCGAGTTCGGTAAGTGCCAAAGACTTTAATGCAGCGCGTTTCTCGTTTGTGATCGCTTTAGAGTAGTAGCGGTCAAACTTTGCGGTAGATCCGGCCTTTTTTTGACTGAACGTGATAGGCGATTCTGTTAATTTGCGTACTAAAATGTTTTGAGCAGCATAGAAGATCTTATTGTTATATGCCGTATTGCCATTTAGTGACCACCTGAATGACTTACCAAACGCCATTGGCATACCTGGGGCATAATTAGGGTAAGATTTCACTAATGATTTATATATCGGCTCTACTATAGCCATGCCGACGGACTTAAAATATTGCTTTGCGCTCATAGTTCAGTAACAAATATGTTACGAATATAGCAATTTAACTACCCATTATCGAACGTTCGCGTTTTGTTTTGATTATAGGGTGTACGGCATACCTTATTCCATCGATTGAATGCTGGTAGGCGTCAACTGGCACACCGGCCTTTTTATCGTGCCAAACATAGTTGTTAAGCTCTTTTACGATGTTCAAACTATCAGGATGTACAATGATCTCATAATCTTGCATTGCGCTGATACCTCCCGTTATTGATCCTGGCCCTTTGATGCATGGTTTAATGTTTAAGCCTTTAAGTTTAAGTTCAGATATCAATCTTGGTTCTGCGCTATCTGCTGTGATTTGCCCCGTTGTGCCAGTATATTTTAAAAACTCCGAATAGATGGTGTCAGTAGACATTCCGGCTCGGTACACGGCTTCTTTTACGTATATCCTCTTACGTTTTTTATCGACAGCGCACTTAGTAAGTGTAGTAGGGTCGACCGAGAATCCCCAATCACACCCCCACACGTATGGTAATGAATCGTCAAAGCCCCCAATTGACCAGTTTTCGAATATCACACCCTCAGCATTGTTTAACCACCCACCATTTACTACATGCTTATAGTAAATAGCATTTTTGATCAGCTTTTTATCTAAAAACTCCCGCTTATCCTTTGGTGTCGCCTCGTATGTCTCGTAAGCTATACGTTTTTCTTCAAAGTCCAGGAATATGCTATCCGGTATGAATTCTCTACTGATATCCAGGTATGTCGTATGTATATACAGCACGTTATTCACAATGCCGTTAAACCCTTCCTGTACACCTCTATCCTCAAAGAATTCCTCATATATCCAGTGTGTTTTTACGGCAGGATTGAGTATAAGTATGTTCAAGTTTCGCACATCTAATGCCCTGATTGATTTCCGGATCTTATCCCACTGGTCAAACGATGGCATCTCCTCTGCTTCTTCCAAGATGAAGACGCTGAACCCTTTTAAGGACTTCAAATTAGCAGTTTGATTTCCGGAGCTGGTTTTAATTCCTTTGAACACGATCTTACTGGCATTATAATTACCTACAATCCTGTCTTTAGTGATCGTGAAGTCGTCATGCGCGCCTAAAATATCTACCTTCTCAGAAAATTCTGGAATAATACTATCTGCTGCAGAAACTAAGGTGTATCTGGTGTATAGTACCCTATGCACAAAATCTTTAGCCGCTACACATGACCATGTGCCTATTGCAAATGACTTTTGGCTATACCTACCACCGGTAACCACAACCGTATCAACTTGCGCCAACTCATCGGTATCTAAACAAGAAAGCCACTTAAAAAGTGGCGCATATTTCTTGGATAATATCAGTTCGTCCATTTACTCGAATTTGATAGTCGTTTTAGGTGTCATTGTGCCGTCAGTAGATGAGTGGTCTATTTCTTGTTTATCTGTCCAGCCAAATCGGTTACGCATATTCATATACCAACCTGTATAGCTAAACTCCTTATTATCAAGGTTTTTACGCCCTTTTTTCTCCCACCAAGCATTAGAAATTAGCTTCCCAGCTTTTATGGTTTCCGAAAACTGCGGCTCATCTTTCTTCCATCTATCCCAAAGGTCGTTACTAAAACTACCCCTCATAGTGTAGATAAGTGCCTTTACCTCTACATCAGAACCGCCTTCTTGGTATAAAGAAAGAACTTCATCTTGCCATCCTTCCGGCAAATCAAATTGTTCCAATGGCCTTCCTGCTGTGTTCATACCCAAATATACGACTATTTTTTAAACCTATCACTAAATATTGTGCCAGTGACAGTAGGCTTACAATTTAAAGCTATTGTGTTGTCTATAGCGCATTGCAATAACCTACATCCCTGCCTCTCATACTGCTCAATTAAATGCGGCTTCATCTTTTCGTGTCTGCGGGTCATGATGGAAATTCCATGTTATTGAAAGTTCCCCAACACTCAAAAAACTCTACTGCCATAATTCCTTTAATTCCCCAAACTTTGTATGTATATCCACCAGTATACATACCTCTTGACATTCCTATAAGTCCCCAGTGGTTGAAGCGAGTATGTTTACCAAATTTAATTTTATACTTTTTCATGGCTTAGTATTTAATGTTATCACTGTCAATATCTACAGTATGAATAGCCTCGCAGTAATCGCATGTTTCACCTGACACAGACCATATTCCTTTTTTTATAAAGGAATTCATTCTTTTA